GGTGTCCATCTCCAGACCGGCAGGCATCGCTCGGATTTCATAAGCAGTTGTCATGATTTCTCCTTCGCAGCAGCAGCAGCTAGCAGGATCGCTCGACAACAGGCCAGGGCCAGACCCGGCAGTCCAGGGGAGGCTGTGATAGTCCAGTGTTCGCGACGCTTCGCCGTGAAAATCGAGACCCACCAGGGGCCGCCATCCTCCAGCATTTGATGGCGCTGGCAGAATTGGTGCAACGCCTCCATCGCCCGGCCGTGGTCCGTGGACCAGGGGCCGTCGTCCTCCAACCCGTCGTAGCTGACGCGGCACGTCATTCGATGGCGCTTGCAGAATTGGTGCAACGCCTCCATCGCCCGGCCGTGGTCGGTTGAGTAGCACGGCACGCCGAGGGCCTGGACGTCGATCTCGTAGCCCAATGCCTTCGCGATGGCTACGTCCATCTCCAGACCGGCAGGCATCGCTCGGATGGCGGCAGTGGTCGCGGCGAGCGACAGAGAGCGCTCATGCATCGGCGTTGTCCTCCTTAGCAGTCGAAGACTGCTGCCTTTGATTTCGCTTCAAGCATCCTTCATCTCATCCACGAGCAATCGGCCAAACCCCACGGGTCGTGCGGAGCCGGTGACGGCATCCAAGTGCTGTCGCACCCGGCCCCCAGAGTAGCGTTGACGTAATACGTACAGCCTTCTCGCCATGCTCCACGTCCGCCGTGGACGTGGCCAAAAACATGCAGTCGGGGCGTCTTCTTCCATGCGGCGTGCCGAAGCGCGAGACTTCCCAAATGGATGGAGCTGGGCTTATCGCCAATCCCAAGTGGTGGATTGTGTGTCAGCAGGATGTCGATGTTTGACGGCATGCCGCTCAAAGCAACTTCGATTTCCTCCTCGGTATCGACGCCGAACGCCATGCTGTCTTTCAGGCACCACGGCATGCCCCAGATTGTCAGCCCGTCGATTTTGATCAGCGAGTCTTTGAGCACGATGACCGGCAAATCCTTCGGCAGCGTTTCGGGCCGCTCGAAAATGTAATCGTGGTTTCCGGCCACCATGACGACGGGGATACCCATCGTCCATATCCAGTGCCGGAAGGGACCGTCGAGGTAGGCGAATTGCGCGGAGGTTCCCCCGTCCGGGCAGACGTCGCCGGCGAGCAGGAGCAGGCGACTGTCGGGCCGGATTTTCGGGGTCCGGCCGTGCAGGTCTCCGATCAACGTCGTCCAGCCTCCCATCACCAGCCCTCCCGGATCAAGTCGCACACGATTCGCCGCCGCGCCGTTTCACGACGCCTCCAACAGATTCCGCAGCCGCCTCACCCCGTTATGCAGCCGCTGCGCTCCAGCCTGGGGCGTGATGCCCAGGCGGAGTGCGTAGACGCGGATCGGCTCGTCGTGCCAGAACTTCCTTTCGATCGCCGTGCGGTTGATGGCGGGCAGCTTCCGCATCGCCGCGGCCAGGTCGTCGTTCTCCATCGGCATCACCTCGGGCGGCGCGGCCTTCTTGAGCGACGCCATGTCGAACCCCGACGCCAGCTTCGGCGCTCGCTCGCCCTCCCGGTATCGCTTCGCCGGGATCCGGATCGCCGCGTTGTCTCCGAGCATGCGCGTCAGATACCGATAGATCGAGCTCGTGGCGTAGGTGCTGAACTGGAATCCTCTGCTTTCGTCGAAGCAGCTCGCCGCGTGCAGCAGGGCGACGTAGCCGATCTGCGTCGCGTCGTCGTGGCCTCCGAGGGCTTTGACGGCATCTCGGCTCAGCTTCGCGACGACGCTGCCGACGAGACGGACGTTCGCGGAGAAGATCGCGTCGCGCTCCGAAATGGACCTTCGTGGGGTTGCCTTCTTCATGGGACTATGGACCTCGACGGGTTGGAGGTTGGTGCGGTGGGGAAAGGCCCGCGCGCCCGATTCCTTTCCAGGCTCGCAGGCCGCCCCCTCTTGTCGTTGGGTTGTGAGGAGGAGCGATGGTTGCTATTGTCACTCGCCCGGGTCGACGGCCTCGTCCAGCGTCCGCTGGTCGGGATCATCGGCCGCGAACTGCTGGAACTGAACCGTCCGCTTGTCCTTGCCGGCGACGCGCACGCTGCCGATGGTCAGGCCGGTCCGGTACTTCGGCACCTTGGTCGCGGCCTGGATGTCCATGACGACTTCGCCCTCGCCGAGCTGCTTCACGGTGAGTTCGATGACGAGCTTGCGTTCCTTCTCGTCCTTCCCGCGTTCGTCCACGTCGCGCATCAGTGCCGCGATGGCGTCGTTGACGACCACGCGGGCGCTGCCGTGGTCGAGGTCTCCCAGCGTGTCGATGGTCAGTTGCGTCGATGCCACTGTCGCACTCCCTTCGTGTTGGTGTGAGGTTGTCTTCGGTCGCTCGGTCACTGCGTCGGAATGAGGACGCCGTTCGACGGAGCCTCGTCCTGCGGCTCGGGGGTCGCGGCGGCCTTGATCGCCAGCGCCCTCGCCGCGGATTGCAGCCGCTTGACGAACAGGCTCAGGACGCGGTCCTGCTCGTCGATGCCCAGCGTCGCCATGACCTTCTCGATCCGCACGATGGCGGCCGTCTCCGCGCTGGCGGACGAAAGGGCGGTGCGCTTGGCTTTCTTGTCGGATTCCATCTCGGTCACTCCTTGGGGTTGGGTTCCACGGTCACTTCCACCGCGTCTCGCTCTGGGAGAACGCTTCTCCGGCAGCGTAGTTCTCGAAGCGCATGTACTCCTTCTGGAACATCATCGTCACCTCGCCGGTCCTGCCGTTCCGCTGCTTCGCGACGATGACTTCTGTGACGCCTTCCTGCGTCCCCGGCTCGTATCGCTCGGGGCGGTGCAGCATGATGACCACGTCGGCGTCCTGCTCGAGCGCGCCGGACTCTCGCAAGTCGCTGAGACGCGGCCGATGGTCGACGCGCTCTTCCGAGCCTCGGTTCACTTGCGCCATCGCCACGACGGGGATGCGCAGTTCTCGGGCCAGCGCCTTCAGGCGTCGGCTGTTCGCGGCGACCTGCTCCTGCCTAGGAGCCTTCCGGTCGTCGGGGTCGATCAGTTGCAGGTAGTCGATGAACACCGCCGCGATCCCGTTCTTCCGCTTCAGCCGCCGCGCCGTCGACGCGATGCGAAGGATCTGCTGCGACGGGGTGTCGTCGATGAACAGCTTCGTCTTCTTCAGTCTGCCGCCGGACTTGACCAGCTCTTCCATGTCGTCTGCCGAGAGCGTGTTGCGCCGCAGACGGTGGCTGTCCACGCGGGCATCGCAGCACATCAGCCTCTCGGCGATTTCCAATCGCGACTGCTCCAGGCTGACGAAGTACACCGCGTGCTCGCGACGAACCGCGTTCAGCACGAGGTTCATGGCGAAGGCGGTCTTGCCGACCGAGGGACGTGCCGCGACGAGAACCAGTTCGCTGTTCTGCAATCCCGCCGTCAGCTCGTCCAGGTCCGTGAAGCCCGTCGCGATTCCGCTCATCGCGTGCGGCGTCTTGCTCCTGGCGTCCAGCCGGTCGTATGCCTCGCTGATGCACTGCTCGATGGTGAACGTCTCTGCCGCGATGCCTCCTTCTGCGATGGCAAGTATCTTCTTCTCCGCTTCGGCCACCATGTCCTTCGCCGGGCTCACGCGGTCGTAGGCGTCCCGCAGTATCTCGGTTCCGGCATGGATCAGCCCTCGCGTCAGCCCGTGGTCGCGGACGATCTCGGCGTAGTACGTCGCGTTCGCCGAGGTCGGAGCCGCGTCCCACAGTTCGGCGACGTAGGCGTGCCCGCCGACGTCCGCCAATTTCCCTTCGATGTGCAGGTGGTCGGCCAGGGTCACGAGGTCGACCGGCTTGGCCTTGTTCCACAGCGTCACGATGGCGACGAACGCCTTCTGGTGCGCGTCGAGGTAGAAGTCTTCCGCGCGGAGAGCCCCGATCACGTCGTCGATGACGTGGTTGTTCCGCAGGCAGCTTCCGAGGACGGATCGCTCGGCGCTTCGGTCGTGGGGTGGGAGACGGTCCATCGGTTCCTTTCTGGTCACGCGAATTCCAGGCAGTTGTCTTCCGGAAGCTTCCCGCTGTCCGGCAGCACGACGTACTCCGTCTGCGATCCCGCCCGCACTTGCACCATCGCGCCCAGCGGCCAGTGGGGCGGTCCGGGCGAGCCGTCCTTGGTTCTCAGAATGTACCTGCCGTCGCTGTCAACCATCCGTGCGCCGCAGATCGCGCATCGCTGAACCAGTCTGCCTCGGACGCAGACGGGCAGCCCGGCCAGGTGCGTCAGCGTGTCGCTCACTGGTAGTCCTCCGGCTTGGCGGACGACGTCACTTGACGCCCAGGTCTTCGAGAACTCCCGCAAGGTACTTCTCGGTAGACTTGCCTTCGACGAACTTCTTAATCGCCTTGGCCAGCTTCGCGACCTTCTCGTTCTTCCATTCCCGGTCGGAGAAGAACGCCTTGATCTCCTTCAGGCTTCGCGGCTTCGCGGCGCGTCGCGGCGCGGGGCCGTCGTCGGAACCGCCGCCGTCCACGGCCGTCGCCTCGCCGGGATCGGCGGCGTCCGCGAGGTGGTGGTCCCGGACCTGGCGTCGGATCGTGGTGCCGTCCACCTTGCCGTTCTCCATCGTGGCCTGCCGGATCGCCTTCTCGCGAGCTGCGTCTGGCAATTCGAGGATGTCGAGCGCCGCGACCACGGACATCGTGCCCTGATGCACCAGCGTCTGCACGTCGCGATCCAGCGCCAGCAGCTTCCGCAGCGTGCAGACCTTGCTCGGCGTGCATTGGTAGAGCCTGGCAATCTCGGAGTCGCTGCGGCCGTAGCTGCGAAGCCGTTCCTGATTGTGCGCGTCGTCGATCGCGGACGTCTCGTTCCGTCGGCAGTTCTCGACGACGTTCCGCGTGAAGGCGTCTTCGTCGTTCATGTCGGCGACGCGGACTTGCAGCATGAACTCCTCGTCGCGCCGCTCGCTGCCGACTTCGTCCACGAAGCCGTCGCGGAGCAGTCTCGCCGCCGCGGCCCGCGTGAATCCGGCGACGAGCTGGATGCGGTTGCCTTGGATTCGCCGAGCAAGGCACGGCTGCAACTGTCCCTGATCCATCAGGCTCGACGCCATCGCGACGATCGCGTCTTCGCCCGGGGCCATGCGCCGTCCGCGCAGCTCGTCGCGGATCACGACCTCGGCGGGGTCGACGTGGAACACGTCCGACCGGCGCACGTTCGCGCCGGCCTCGATCTTGATTGCCACTTGGTCACTCCTGTTCGGTGTCCTTACGGGCTCGTCGCGCCCGATCCCAATCCTCGGCGCTGCCTGCGGTCTCTCGTTCCCTCCGCGACCGCTCCGCAAGCTCGGCGGCTTTGCGTCGGCGCTCGTCGCTGCTGTCGCCGACCTGATCTTCCGAATCCTCCCAGCGGCGTTCGGCGAGCCACTTCGCCGGGTTCGGTATCGCCCCGCGCTCGGACCACTGCTTGCTCCGCTTCTGCCGTTCGACCGCCGCGAGGATAGTTTGCACCAGCGCGGCGTCGGGATCAATCGCTTTCCACGCTTCCGCCGCGACCGTCTGCGCCCGCTTCGCCGGGTAGGCGCTCCAGAATTTTTCGAAGCCGAGCAGACTCCCGTTCTCGGAAGGCTTCCCCGAAGGCTTCCCCGAAGGCTTCCCGAAAGGCTTTCCTTCGGCACGCGCCTCTGTGTGTGTATCCTGTTCCTGTTCCTGTTCCTGGTTTGGCAAAGGCTTTGCCAAAGCCTTCCCGAAAGGCTTCCCGAAAGCCTTCCAGGAAGGCCCCATGAATTCCAGGAAGGTCGCAAGTGCTTGCCCCGCTTCGACTTTCAGCGGGCACTCTGGGATGCAGTCCCAATGGTGCCACCAGCTTTTGACCACATTCGGGCTGCCCGGAGGGTTGTGTTTTATGGCGTTCGGGATCCACAAAACACGAGCCTTCCAATCGGCCTTCACGAGCCCTTCCCGAAAGGCTTCCTTAAAGGCTTCCCGAAAGCCTTCCAGCGGCCACCCCAGCGCCTCCGCCATCGCCATCTCGCCCACATGGGACAGCCCCGGAATGCTGGTCGTGTGCGGGCCGGTCAGCAGGTACAGCCAGAGGTACTGGCCGCATGGCTGCGGGCGCGACAATCGCAGGAACTTCTCGTCGCCGTAAGTCCTTACGGCGATGTTTCGGAATATCGCCACGCTCGCCCTCCGTGTCGCGTTCGGCCCTTGGCGGGGCGGGACAACTCCAGCCCCCGATCGGGACAGTCGTTTAGTACGGCTGCTGCGGAGGAAAGCGCGGAAGTGACGCAGGCAACCACGAACTGCCCGAACGGGGGCAGGCTTCAGGAGTTGTCGATCATGTCGCGCCTTCCTCCAGGCCCGGTACTAATCGGGCCAGGACAATCTAACCGACCGCCCGGAGGCCGTCAAGAGTTCGGGCGTTCACTATCACTCCGACTTCAGACTGCGCGTCTCGAAGAACCCCGCCAGGTCGGGATGCTGCTGCATCGCAAGCCGCGCCAGCCGCGACGAGAACACGTTGTTGCACCGGAACTTCTCTCCGTCGGCACGCTGCACCAAGCCCTCCCAGCGGAGGATGTGCAGGATGCCGTCGGAGCTATAGCGGTCGTGTCCGTCCCTGGACTTCAGCGTTCGGGCGATCCGCACGAATTCCTCCATGACGCCAGGGTGCGCCGCCAGCCAGTCCTCGAACCGCTGCTGGATCGTCCTGGGCAGATGGTCGAAGAGGGTCATGGGGTCATGCTCCTGCGTCATCCGGTCTGATGACTCTCCATCCATCCCATGAACTCCTCGGCGGTCATGTCGGACTTCGTGCTGTTGCACGTCATGCAGGCCAGCACGAGGTTCGACCACCTGTTCGACCCGCCACGCGACTTGGGCATCGCGTGGTCCAGAGACGTCTGAAGAAAGTCCGGCAGGTGGCATCGGCAGTAGACGCAGAACGGATGCCTCTTCCACAGGCGGAGGCGAAAGGCCCTGTTCTGGATGCGCCTCCGGTTCTTCACGCCCAGCGCTTTCCTGGCCATAGGATCGTCGCTCCATCGGTTAGGTGTTCGTGCTGGCGATCGCCTCCAGTCGCGCGGCCAGTGCCGCCTTCTCCGACTCGTCGAGCTGGTCGACGTCGAACTTGCCGTAGCTCTCGACCATGACCAGGAACTCTTCGTCGTCGACGACGTGCCGGCGCTCCGCGATCACGCTCTGCCACGTCTTGCCGCGCGGCGGTGCCGCGACCTGGGCGGCGGCCGTCACGTCCTTCGCCGGCTCCGCGGCCATCTGCTCCAGCAGATTCTGCCCCGTCGTCTTCGGGCCGGCGATGCCGGCCGGAAGGTCGCCGAGGGGCGCTTCGTCGCTCATCGGCTCGCTGAACTCCGTGCCGGTGCAGAGTTCAAAGATGCTCTTGAACATCCGGCGTTCGGCCTTGCCCATGATGGCGTCGACGCCCATGCCCTTGTTGACGCGGATCGCGTAGACGCGGCCGCCCTCTCCCTTGGTGTCCCGCAGGAACATCTTCTTGCCGCCGTACTTCCACTCGGCCCGGACGCGGCAGCAGGTGTGGCCCCCAAGCAGGAAGGACGGGGAGATGGCGTAGTCGAGGTCGGTGATGCCGGGAAGGTCGCGAGTGATGCGCTTGTAGCCGCTCTGGGTCGTGTAGCACTTCCCGGCGATGATGTTGAACTCGTTCCCGGCGATCTGAAGCCCGCGCAGCAGGGCCTCGACCACGCAGTCCGTCACCACCTCCGCCGAGTAGGGCTCGACGGCGTCGCCCTTCTTCGGGTTGCGGTCGGTGTCGAACCCCAGAGGGGTGTTCATCAGCCGCAGGATCTTGGGCATCAGCGGGGCCACCAGGGCACGCAGCTCGGCGATGCCGTCCGCCAGCATCATCGCGCGCTCGACGCCCTGGAGGGCCGCCAGCGTCGAGAGGTTGTAGCGGTCGGCGGCGGCCTGCACGGACACGATTGCTCCGGACAGGCTGTCCGACTTCACGGTCACGACGGTCTTGGTTGGCGCAGTCATGTTCGCTCCTGTTAGAGGCTGACGATCCGGTCAGTTATTCGTTGCGCGGCTTCTCGCCACGCCCGCGCTTCGGTGGGTTGCCACGAGGAGAGCTTGCTCGCTGCCACGGTGCAGCACGCGAGCACGACGTACATGTCTGTGCCGATACGATGAGTCCCGAGTGCCGGGAATCGCACCTTGTCTATGTGCGCCTTGGGATGCAGGGCCCGAACCAGCCGACGCACTTGACGCAGCGTCAGGTCGTGCTTCTTCATCATCGGCCCCCTCCGCTCACGAAGAGACGCCGCGACGTGTGCGTCTCGACCGTGTGCGTCTTGACCGTGACGACTGTGTTTGCCACGCGCCGGCCGTCGGGCAGCAGCCCAACGCCTGCGTCGCCCATGCGGTCCATGATCCGGGCCTTCTGCTCTTTCCGCAGCGTCTCCATCGTCGCGATGGCGCGGCCCAGCTCTTGGTACTCTTTCACGAGAGCCAGGTCTTCCTCGGCCAGTTGAACGTGCCTGGCCTTGTCGGGACGATGAAGCAGCGGCACAAGCTCGGGCGTGCGCGGGTCCGTCCAGTCCAGTTCGGGATAGTTTCCTTTTCCCACGATGTCCCAGAACCGGCCGCAGATGTCAATGGCCCGGTCGATCACGGCACGGTCGCGACGGATCGGGTAGATCACAAACTCGGACAGGTTGAACAGTACCGCCACGTCCGCTTCGTCCGCGCCGTAGCAGGCCATCTGCCATTGGACTTGCAGGAAGATGTCCTGCGGCACCTGCTCGAACTCGGGGTCGCCCCAGCCGCGGCTGTCGCCGGTGGTCTTGCCCTCGACCAGCTTCCGGGTGCCGCCGATCCAGTCGGCATGCGCCCCCATCCAGGGACGCGGCGAGCCGAAGGCGGGCGGCGCTTCTTCGAGCTTCGTTCCGGTCCGTTCTTCGTACAGCCTGCCGACGATGGGTTCCAGCCATCGCCCGAGGCGCTGCGACTCGTTCTCCGGCCGCTCGCGGGCCAACAGCTTGTCGACGGCCACGTCCAGCGGCCCGTAGCCGAAGCGGCTGAGCCGGCAGATGGGGGCGACGTCGGTGGCGAAGACGCCCTTGCGCCGACGTGCCAGGAACTCCGCCCGCTTGACGTCTGGGGTCTGCGTCTCCATACTGACACCTCACTCCTGTTCGGCCGCGTGTGGGGACACGGCGCACCCACACGCGGCTTTGCGTTTTGAAATGCAGGCTCCGTGGTTCGGGGAGCATCGCCTGCGTAATGCACCGTCAAGGACTGGCATTCCCCAAGGCACTCACGGCTTACCTTTCGTGCTGATCGTCAGGGCCGACTCACTACTTCGTTGAGAATGATCCACAGCCCCACGCACAACGCGAGGGGCCAAAGCAGTCCGTCCATGTCGCATCTCCTTCGGCTCGTGGCCATCATCGCAGTCTCGACTTCAGCAGCCACCACGACTCCGGGCGCACGCCCGTCGCCTTCTCCTGCCTCTCGGCGTGGAAGCAGGCCCAGAGCATCGCCCAGGCCCGGACGTAATCCAGCTCCTGCACCTTCTCCGCCAACTTGTCCCGACGATGCGGGTCCGGGCTGAGCCAAGCTGGACGGCGAAGGACGGAGGCGATCTGCTCGCCGGGATCGGCCACGTCGGGATCCCACTTGAACTTCCCGGCAAGGTCGTGCAGCACCTCCCACTCGCCTGCCGTGAAGTGCCGCTCGTTCTCCGTGGTGGCCTCGGCCAGCAGGTGCGTCCAGCAGCCGAGCGCCAGGTTGTACGTCGTCGGCGAATGGCCGAGCATGGCGGGCGCCATGTCCCCCGGGTAGACCGTCGTGAACCGGCTGCGCCGGTCCCGCTCGCGTTCGGTGATCGCTTTCATCCTCCTCCCTCCCGGTTGATGTCGCCCAGGACCGCCCCCTCGGCAGCCAGGACGAACGCCTCCTTCAGACCAGCGTACTCTTCGCCTTTCACCCCCTATATTATAGCGCCACCTACATCGTGACGCAACATCTTTCTAGACGGACACGCGGATTGTCCGCCCCCACGGCCCCTTCGCCTCGGTCGTCGACGCCCACAGCACCGGGTAGTCCGGGGCGTGAGCCGGGAAGGTGGAGTACATGTCCGTCAGGCAGATCAGGCAGGCCGGGTCCATACCCTCGTTCTCGATCCAGTCGAAGACGGGCCGGTGATCCGTGCCGCCTCCGCCGCACGGCTTCAGCACCAGCGGGCCGTCGGAGGGCGTCCACCTCTGCACTCCGCAGACGGCGCTGTCGTGGTGCAGGATCGTCAGGGAGACGTCGGCGTATGCGAAGCAGATGCCGCTCAACTCCGCCGCGAAGGCGTTGAAGATCTGCTGGCCGATGCTCCCCGACTCGTCCACCGCCACCACGATCTCCCCCAGCGCGTCGCCCCCGATGCTGGGCAGGTACAGGCGACGCCACGCGAAGCGCCGCGAGGGAGGGGACCATCGGTAGTCGGACTTGCTCATCTTCGTCACGAACTCCGCCAGTTCCTGCTGCCAGGGGATCGAGGGCTGGAGCAGGCCGTCGATCAGACGGTCCAGGCCCTTGCTGATCGCGCCGCGCATCTTTGCGATCTGCCGGGCCTGCGCCACGGCCGCCTTCCAGTTCTGCGACTGGCGCGACGCCTCCGCGGCCGACATCCCCTTCGGCTGGATGACGCCGCCGCACTTGCCGGGGTCGACCGCTCCCTTGCCCTCACCGTCCCCGTCGCCTTCACCGTCGCCGCCCGACTCGCCTTCGCCTTCGCCCTCACCGTCCCCGTCGCCTTCCTCCTCTTCGACCGGCAGGAGCAGGTACGTCTCCTCCGTGCTGAGACCGACCGGGATTTGCGTGAACGGACCCTCGCCCGCATAGAGCCCGTCAGGAGGCAGGACGTATCCCGCCGCCCGGAGCAGGGGGTTGAGCTGCAAGTCGGCGGCGATGTTCCACCGATTGGGGTCGCGGCCGTTGAGCCGCAAGTGGTGGATGAACGCACAGTGTCCGACCTCGTGGACGAGCAGCCCGAGAAGCTGATCGTCGGTCAGGCTCTCCACGAACGGGGGGTTCACGAGAAGGCTCTTGCCGTCCGTGCCAGCGGTGGGAACCCGCCAGTTCGCGGCCAGGTCCAGGCGCATCGCCAGCGTGGCCCAGAAGGGGCCGTCCTGGCGACGGTCGAAGATCATCCGGGTGCGTGCCTTGCGCATCCGGCCCACGGCCTTGTCTTCGGCGGCGACGCGGTCCTGATCCGCCGGGGCCTGCTTCGTCTTGGACATGCCAGTCTCCTTGTATTGGGATACCTATTGTAGCACAATCGTGCCGCTCCGGTCAACCCTTTTGCGCGGTGGCCTCTTCGATGAGCTGCTTCTGAAGCAGGTACTCCAGCCCCTCGGAGTTCCATGCTGCCCTGCGGGCGCGGAGGGCGTCGTCGAGCAGGCGCACCTGGTCGACTCCCTCGGCGAACACAACCTCCATCGCGGCCATCCATGTCGACCCGGAGCCTGTCCTGTAGTTCTTGCGATGCCGCCCGTCTGGGGCCCCCCAGCCGCAACGAAGTTCATCTCCGCAGACTCTCAGGCGGCCGGAGAACGTGAGGTGATCCGCGACATAGGGCGACTGGATGTCGGTCGGCAGACGGAGCCAGAATTGCGCCAGCAGCAGGTCGCCGACTTCTGGCTGCTGCTGCTTCACCGGGTTGACTGTGATCTGCACCTGCGTTCCGTCGCAGAGCGTGATGGTGACGAACTGGTTGATGCACTCCTCCAGCGTCAGGTCGTCGAGCGTCTTCATGCGGCACCTCCCAGCACCGTGATCTGAAGGCTCGCCATCGACACGGACGCCTCCGTCTCGTCGAGCTTCTGGTGGAGCACGCCGAGCCCGGTCTGCAACAGTTCCTCGTACAGCACGACGCGATCCCGCAGGTCGCGGGCTTCCGCCTCACGGGTGCGCAGCGCCCGCTCGCCCAACTCTCCCGACTCCACGTCGGCCTTCAGCCGGGCGGACTCGGTCGTGACCTCGGCGACAATGGCGTCCCGCACGGCCCGGACGGCATCGGCGTCCATCGCGTGCCGGATCAGGTAGCAGCGGTTCTCGCCGCCGACACCCGCCTTCTGCACGGCATCGATCACCTGCTGCCACTCGCCCATCGACTTCTCCGGCATCCAGTAGATCGAGCCGCGGGGCCGCAGCGACGTGCCGCGCAGTTCCCGCAGGATGGCGGTCATCGCGGCCGTGACCTGGGCGCACCGGACCAGGCCCCGGAAGTCGTTGAAGCGGGACGCGACCTGGCTGCCCACCTCGGCGTCGAACGGGGCGAGCGCGATCTTCGGGGATGGCGTGGCCCCGTCCCGCAGCGCGACCCGGTGGCGCAGGAGGTACTGGTTCTCCTCTTCGCCACGGACGATCTCCCGCACCTCCCAGGCGTCGCGCCCCGCGAGGGGCTGCACCAGCATCCGGGGGAACACGTCCCCCAAGGCGTCCTTGAGGCAGACCTGGGCACTGCGCGGATCGGGGGCGTACTTGCGGAAGCCCGCGGCATCGAGGCCGTCGCGGAGCTTGTCGAGGCGGGTAAACTCGGTGAGGGACCAGTAGGCCACCACACCATCGACGCGAAGCAGGGTCATGGTCAGTCCTGGGTTGGAGGTTGGCGATTCGGTTGGCCCCGATCGGAATTGGCGCTCGGGGCCACACGCCTTCACGACCCGGTCACATGCCCAGCACGTCACGGTGCTTGGCGCACAGTTCCACCATCTTGCCGCGCATGCACTTCGGATGCACGCGGCGCTCGGTCTGGACGACGCGGACGTTCAGCCAGTAGACGTCCCGCATGAGGACGCCGCTGAAGTCGCCCGGCAGGCGCAGGCCGTAGATGGCCAGCGGTTCCAGATCCTCGACCGTTCGGCTGTCGTCCGCCAGCGCCGTGACCAGCGCGTACAGGATCTGCGGATCCTTCGTCGGCACCGCCGCCTTGCGGGGGTTCTTCCAAATCTCCGCCCGGTCGGGCAGCTCCTTGCGGATCTGCCGGAAGGCCAGAAACTCCGCCGACGGCCCTTCCCCGACCAGCCCCGCGACCAGGCTGTACAGCAGGTGCTCGGGCACCCCCTCCCCTTCCACCAGCCGGGACGCCGCCACCCACGACCGGGGCGTGGCGAACGCCCGTGCGTCCGTCTTCGGGTCGAAGGTGTCGAGGTTGCCCGGACGGTAGGACAGGTATCCCCGGACGTCGCTGTGGACGCCGTTCTGCACGGCCCAGAGCTGCCACTGCTGCGGGTCCACGTCCACGTCGAGGTGGAGGAACCGATTGGCGAGCGGGGTGATGACGCGGTTCGCTCCCGCCCGATCCTCCTGCCGGTTGCCGGCGGCCACGAAGATCGCCCCGTCGGGGATCTTCATGTCGCCGATGCGGCGGCACTGCACCGCCTGCATCAACGACGACTGGACTGCCACACTGCCCTGCGGCAGTTCGTCGAGGAAGACGACGCCGCTCCAGTCCGGGTCGGAGGGCCAGAGGTCGGGGCGAGCCCAGACGGTCTGGCCGTTCTCGACGGTGGGCAGCCCCCGGACGTCGACCGGGTCCAGGGTGACGGTCGGGGGGAACCGCCACATCCTCAACCCCAGCTTCTCGCAGACCTGATTGACTATGTCGGTCTTGCCGATGCCCGGCTTTCCGTGCAGCCAGGTCGGCTGCTTGCGGCTGACGGCGTAGGCCAGGGCTTCCGAGGCTTCATACGGTCCCATGACTGACTCCTCCTGTTCGGGTTCGTGGTGATCAGGACGGCAAGGGCAGGACGATGGCGTCGAAGAACATGCCGTCGGTGCGGCCGGTCACGGTGAACGGGCCATCGACGCGGTCGTAGAAGCAGACCTTGGCGGGGTCGCCTCCCAGGATGCTGTTCGCGGCGTCGAGCACCTCGGCCAGCATCTCGCAGTTAACGTTGACGACGCGGGCCGGGGCACCCCTCGGCACGACCCCGTTGATGTTCGGGAAGGGCCCCGTCTCGTAGGGCACGCGGGCCATCGTCCCGGCCGAGACGATGACGGCGGCCTCCTCGTCCAGGTGGACGCCGACGTAGTGGTCCTTCTTGCACCGCTTGAAGGCGTCGGCGAGCGGCCCGACCGGCACCAATCCCTCCACCTTGCCGTAGGGCATGGCCCCGAAGGCGTTGTGGAAGTCGACGCAGGCGAGCGACTTCTCGATGATGTCCGAGTCTTCGGGGGCGCAGCCCTGGACGACGATGGCTTTGCGACCGTCGGTGGCCTCGGCCCGGAAGCCGTGGTCCACCCCTTGGATGAGGCGAACGCACTTCGCGGTGTATCTGTTGCGGGTGACGCAGCGGCAGATGGGGGCGATGGACTTTGGCAGCAGTATCATCGGCGCAGATCCTCCAGGGGCGAAGGTTGGGACACGGGACAACGGGCGTGCGGGTCGGTCAGTCGGCGGCCAGTGCGGCTTCGGCGAGGGCGAGGTCGGCAGCGCCGTCTCGGGGGCGGTGCTTCTCGCGAACCGCCCGGACGACGCTGAACAGCGTCGGGCCGTTGACGTGTTCGCTGCCGTCCCAGCATTCCCACATGACGCGGACGAGGCTCCCGCCTTGCCTGGACACCCTCATGTGCAGTGCCCAATACGTCTCCGACGGCAAGATGGCGTCGAGGGCGGCGGCGGCCTCCTTGATAGAACAGTCGGGCGGCGGCAGGTCGATGACGCCGGCCTGCTCGATCTTGTCGGCGGTCTCCCGAAGGAGCTTGGCGGCGTCGGTCAGGATGCTCATGTCTTCTCCTTGTTCGTTCTCGGCGACTCCCTCAACCACAAATACTATTATACCATAATATACAACGCCACGCAACAAGATTTGTCACGAAATGGACGCCAGGATGCTTCATGGGGTCAGCATTCCTGTGAGGCTGCACGGAATGCCTGCGACCCGAGCGGCGAGTAAGCGGGCGGCGTGCTGCCACGCGCCGTCCTCCGTCGGGCACCACGTGGCGATCTGATCGCCTGTCGCGTGGTATCTGAGAGGGCGCCCGACGTGCCACATCCCGCTCGCGCCGTACCTGGCGATGGCTTCCGGGTGGA